GTGTTCGACCCTAGTAGTGGCGTGCTTCTGGATGAACCAGATATCGAGACAATCTATGCTTTGCGCCAGTTAACTCTGGTGTTTAGAAAGAAAGCCTTATCCGAGGTTCCCAGTGAGGGTGGACCTAGTCAGGATGGCGACCCGTCTGCAAAGACTAAGGTCGTTTCTCCCGAGAGGGAGAAGCTAGCGATGTCTGAGTACATCCAGTTTGAGAACGATGTTAAGCGTTCGGACTCACTCCAATATGACTCCTTTTAGGAGGATTTTAGGAATATGTCTGAGATGCTATTCGGCTGTTTGTTTGCCAAAGTGGATAGAGATATCTACTGGGGCAGACTCATGCCGAAGCATGGTCCAGGCGCTACTGCAGATCGTCTTCGTGGAAACGCGAAGTACGATCTGCAAACCTGGACCCGGAGGATGGAGCCTGTTTTACCGGCAACATCCTTCCTCTCACCTAATCCCCGCTTTGATGCGGAGATTGCTGGGAGGCTTAACACCGTTGAACCCGGATCAGAGATGCCTGTTAGGGTTATCACTGTTCCTAAGACGATCAAAACTCCACGGATCATTGCGATTGAGCCTACTGCGATGCAATATGCGCAGCAGGCCATTCAGCGTGCTCTCCGTGACGCGTTAGGAGAGGATGACTTCCTCTCCCGCGTGATCGGAACAGACGACCAAGAACCTAATAGGTTCTTGGCTTGTGAAGGTTCTCGTAGCGGGAACCTTGCTACGCTAGATCTTAGCGAAGCTTCCGATCGTGTTTCGAATCAGCATGTACTGGCGATGATGTCTGGGTACCCGCATTTGTCTGCGGCTGTCCAGGCTACTCGTTCCAGGAAGGCTGACGTACCTGGTTATGGCGTTATACGCCTAGCCAAGTTCGCGTCTATGGGTTCGGCTCTAACGTTTGACCTCGAGGCCATGGTCTTTTTGACTATGATCTTCCTGGCCATCCAGTCAGAGTCAAGCACCTCGCTTTGCCGGGAAGAGCTCATTGAGCGATTCTCGGACAAGGTGCGTGTCTTTGGGGATGACTTGATTGTCCCCAGAGACTACGTGCTTACCGTGATCGATGTCCTGAGTACCTTTGGGTACAAGGTTAACATCGGCAAGTCCTACTGGACCGGAAGGTTCAGAGAATCTTGCGGACGGGAATATTACGTCGGCCAAGACGTTTCAATCGTCAAGGTTCGCGAAATGTTTCCGGCGTCACGGCAGAACGCTGCAGGTGTTATTGCACTTGTCAAGTTCCGG